AAAAAAAAAAAAAAATCAAAATAAACAGCTTAAAAAAAGTAAATGAAAACAAAATTAATCGCAGCACTGAGGGCCAAATACTCCGGAACTCCGACTGCATTACTCGACAGGGTCGCTGATACAATGGCCGGAACTGTCACAGACGAAACGCTTGAAACCGTTGCCTCCAGTGACGGGGTCAAAAACCTACTCGCTTTTTTTCAATCAGAAACAGACCGCAGGGCAACAGAAGCAGTCACCACCGCTGTATCAAGTTATGAAAAGAAACATAACCTGAAAGACGGTAAAGTCGTTACCGCTCCCCCTGCTCCGGTCGAAGATCCGACAACCCCACAATGGGCAAAAGACTTGATGAAACAAAATCAGGAACTGACCGCAAAGTTTCAGACACTCGAAAGAGGATCTGCAACAACAGGACTGATGGACAAGGTTAAGGCCAAGCTCGCTGACAAGAAGATACCAGATATCTTTTTTAAAGGAAGGGAAATTGAGAAAGAGGAAGACGTTGACGCTTTGGTAACCGCTATTGAGGGTGACTTTCAGACAGTCAAACAGACAATGGTTAATCAGGGTGTAGTTATTGACGTGCCAGCAACTTCAGGAATACCAGCAGCCGCAAAGGTTGACGCTGATATTGAAGCGTGGGCAGCTAAAAAGTAAAACCAATAAAAATAAGAAATGGGATTAACACTTACACGCGAAAAATCAACAGGAGGCATCCCGATTTTTCAGCAAGTACCAGAAAACGCGCAAGGTGGATACGTCCTTGACGCAACCGGATTAACAGCCGGTGTATTAGTTCCGGCAGGAACAGTAATGGGAGCAAGCGACAGCACACGACTTGCAAAACCTTTGAAAGTGGCGCAAGTGTATGAGAATGCTATCAGTTCGGCAACTGCCATCAAGGTTTTGAAAGGCCAGCTTTTCATCGTTGGTGATTATGTCGCCAAAACAGTAGGCGGAGCGGCTTATGCAATCACAGCGATTGATCAGACCAACGCTGCTTATGACTTACTAACAGTTGGAACAACTCTTGGAGTTGCTTTGACAGTTGGTGACTCTCTCTTCCAAAGCTCTGCCACAGGTGCAACAGCAGCCGTTTACGCAGTTGTAGCCAAAGGGCTATTGTATCAAGGTGTTTATGTTGGAGTGAACGAATCGCTTTCCATCGCTATCAGGGCAACTGTTTACGCTCGCAGAATTCCAATCGTTACGACTGAAATTAAGGCCTTGCTTCCAAACATCATTTTTTCACAATCCTTTTAATAGGACAAATTTAATAGGAGAAAATAAGCTATGGCTGATAAAATTAATTCGATGTTTGGCGCGTACGCCGTCAAAATGCAAGTGGTGATTGATAAGTCACTGGACAAATTTGCCCCTATTTGGTTTCCTAAGTATTTTGACTGGGGAATTCCAACTACCACCCTGACTTATGTCAGCGCAATTGGCAGGAGCCGTATTGAAGCAGCTGCTTCAGTTGTGGACCGTAACGCCCCTGCTCCTACCCGTTCACGTCTCAACATTGAGAAACTGAGCGGTACAGTACCCGCAATCAAAGAATCGTTCAGGATGAATGAGGAAGATTACAGGAATTACCTCACTGTTCAGAATATGGCCTTGACCGAAGAAGCAAAGCGGACCATCCTTTTGGATATGATGTTCAACGACCTTAAAAAAGCCGGTGACGCTCCATTAAAGAGGCTGGACATCATGACGCTTCAGGCACTTTCAACTGGTAAGATATCAGTTAATGCTGCAACCAACCCTGACGGGCTTGTATTGACAGACATTGACCTATTGATGCCAACAGCGAATAGGAAGACGGTATTCGAAAAATGGAGTATTCCTGCAACGGCAACGCCAATTACGGACATTAAAACAATCGTCATTGCAGCAAACGCACAGGGGATGCAGTTTGAAAAGATGTTGATGACTCTTAACACGTTTTGGAAACTTCAGATTTGTGCTGAAACCATCAAGATGTTGGCAGGTTACTACCGCTTAGCTTCGAATCAGGGAGCAATTGGAACGATTGAACAAGTCAACCAGTACCTGACTGCAAATGGTTTCCCAATCATCGAGATTGTGAATGAGAATATCGGTATTGAATCTGATGGTCTCGTTAGTCCGCTTAATCCTTGGAATGACACATCTGTAACTTTTGTCCCGGCTGGTAAACTTGGGGTGATCCACAATGCCTTTGCGATTGAGCAAATGGAGCCAGTACAGAACGTCAATTATGCAACCTACCAGAATGTACTCTTGAAGAAATACCGTCAGGCAAATCCTTGGGGTGAATTCACGGATTGCGAATTGAACGCTTTCCCGTCTGTTGGCCTGATTGACAGGATCTACATTTTGGACGTAGAAACAAAAACGGCCTAATCAATAAATCGGAATGACTAATCTCGAAGCATTAAGAAATGATATCATCTATCCCCTTGATGATGGAAGGCTTGAGAAGTCTTTAATCGACAGAGGAGTTGAGCCTTCAGAGGCTTACTCCCTGTTGAATAAGGTTTCAATAGAAATGGCCAGAGCTGACATGTATGTGAAGATCGTTGCTGCACCTAACATTCAGGAAGGTGGAATCAGTATTTCACTCACTGAAAAAGCAATCATCAAGTCAATGGCAACAGCTATCTATCTCAAGTATGGTGAATCAGATCCTTTTGCAGTTTCGGGGTCAGTAGCCGGTGCAAAGCCTTGGTAAGATGAAAAACGGAACACTTCAATATGCAATTGTAACAGGTGGAGGTCTCGACGCTATCGGAGATCCGATCCCTGTTGTAACTTCTTGGAGTGATCCTGTTGACTGCCTTATCATCACCAATACCAGAAACGACAAAGGAACTTATCAGGATGGGAAGTTTACGCAAATGGCTTATGTAGTCCACATAGATAAACAGCCCTTTGACGCAAAACGGGTAAGGCTGACAAACGACAGAGGTATTGAGCTTGGAGAGTTCCAGGTGCAAGATGTTCAGTTTCTTGATTTGGTACGAAGAGTTAAAATCACAGTCTGATGGGAATAGTAATGACAACGCCACCTTCACAGATTGATCAGTATTTAGATGATCAAATTGAAAGAAGAATGAGAGCCCTTATCAACGCTTTCGAATATGTTGGTGTACAATGTCAGAATGAGGCAAAAACCGGAGGAACCTATAAAGACAGAACCGGACATTTAAGAAGCTCTGTTGGTTACATCGTCATTAAAGACGGGGTCGTTATTTCTGGGGGTGAATTCGACAACAATAAAGGTGGATCAGAGGGTAGTTCTGTAATTCAAAAAGCAATATCAAAAAACTCCAAAGGGATTGTGCTGATTGTTGTAGCAGGAATGAATTACGCCGCCTCAGTTGAAGCCCGAAACCTGAACGTGCTTACCAGTGCTGAATTATTAGCAGATCAGATGGTGCCAATACTCATGAAACAACTTGGATTTACATTATGAGAAAGACAG